CATTTGATACTGGTCATATTGGTAGCAGCGGTGTAAGGGGGTTAAAACCATACGGTACAGTATAAAAAGTGCAAAAATTGCACAAGAATTTGGAAGCCAGTACGTTGCGGGGCTAATTAAAGATAGCCCAAAAAAACCGAACGTACAATTAGGGTAAATTTAGGGTTCATTTTGCTGCCCTGGCAAAATGCCCACTTTTAAGCCACTTTTAGCCCGCTTTTAGGGCCTTTTTACACTCATCCAATTGAGCCCTTAACATTGCGTTCTCTCGATCTAGTGCGGTTATCAGCGCATCCTTTGTTTTCATTGTATCTCGCATGTGAGTGAGCACTATATCAGCCTCGTTTTTCTTCATGTAAAGGCCCTGTTCCTCGTTGAATTGCAGGTAAATCTCCGGATTAGGTGTGTAGTTAGGTGTGGAATTAGGTGTGGAATTTACCTGAATTTTCCCTGATTCAATATCTTCAATTAGGTGTGGGTTGTGCAAAACCTGAGTTTCGGAAATCCCAAAAAATTGGCAAATTCTTATCAAATCTTTTATAACTGGAGTGGAACTCCCCTGCTCGTAATTACTCCACGTACTAGGTTTAATATCAAGGACTTGATCTTGTTTTAGTCGTAATCTTTTACGTAGTAACTTTAAATTATTGCTGAATATTTGAAGTTTTTCCATGTTTTTCTTGTGATTACAAATTTTTTGTATTTCCTTTGATGTACCGTTAAGCGGAACAAAAATAAAGGTACAAGAAATGGCGCATAACACAAGGGATAAGGGAAAGAAACGGGATGATACTGCCGATATCGTAGCCGATATATGGGGGGTTTCAACACGATATGTTAGAGCAATACGCTCAGGAGACCGTGATAATGACGAAATCCTTTGCACAATCACAGACTACTTGGAGGGAAAATCCAAATTAATTGAAGAGATCAAAGCCCGCATTCCAATAGAACATACCATAAAAGGTCGTCGATACAGACCCCCAAAGGATACTAATAGGGGCGATTTAGGGGGCCACATTACCAAGTAAACAACTAATAATCAGCTAACAATAACATTAAACGAGGGCACAAAATGAGTAAAAGCAATATAATAAGCGATTTTATCCGATACTATGCTGAGGGGGCATACTTTGTTCGGATCAGTTGGATCAAGTCTTCTAATGGTGAAAAAACGGTTTCTAAAACTTCTTTTACGCCCACACCTGAGCAAGCCCAAATGATTGTAACAAGCAAGTTTCAAGAGTTAGCCTATAGCTTAATATGAAGATTATTAATGACATACTATGTATAGAGTACCCTGAACTGGTAGAGGCTGGCATAAGCGAGAATACCATTAAGCATGCAAAACTTCAAAATAGTAAATCTTGGGGCTTTATTCAGGATCCGGAGGATGCCCGCAAGGTTCTTATCGAATACGAAAAGCTTAAAGTAAACTATAAGGAGCTGATAAAGGCCAAGTTTGGCGACCCTTACAATTACTTTGCCCGCCAACCTATTAAAAACATGGTGCTGTGGGACGATAAGGCCGAACAGTTTTACCTCTCCTTTAAATATGGAGAAAATAAAAACCTTTCGGATTTACATGTACGCAAGTACTCGCTTGCTGCCAGCTGGCTCAATATGCTGCAAACGGCTATGGTGGATAAGCCAGCTTTGAAAAAGATGCTCAGCCTCACAATAGATCAATTCTGGATAAATGTGTGTGAGCTGATAAAGGAAACTCAGGTAAACAAGGCTAAAAACCCTCGTGATTACATAGACCTGCCTACCAGCACCCGACGCCTTATGGCTCGCATGAAGGAATACAAGGAAAAGGGCTACGGGTGCCTGGTGGATCCACAATTTGGAAATAAAAAGGCTGCAAAGGTAAAGGATATTGGAGAGGATTTGCTGGTGGAAATGATAGCACACCCAAACCAGTACAACGATGTGTACATAGCTAATACCTATAATGAGTGGGCTCGCCTTAACAACCATAAAGAAATTACAGCCGCTGCTGTGGGTGTGTGGCGTAGGGAAAAAGATGCTGAAATTACCGGAGAACGCAATGGTGCAGATGCCTTTAATGAAAAATACATTAAGCAGGTAAAAGGTATGCGGCCTTCCTTTCCGCTGGCTCTGGTCGAACACGACGACAACCACTTGGACTTATTATTCCAAGACATGGACATTACGGTAAAAGAGGGGCGCTACTATCACAAGTACAAAGCCATTGTAGTGATAGATTCCTACAACGACTACGTGTTGGGATATGCCTACTCGTTGAATGCTGTAACAGTAGACACAATAAAGGCTGCGTACTTGAATGCCATGTATCATATTCGCAGCCTTACTGATGGCTGGCACTTACCAGTTGAGCTTAAGTCTGACAGATGGGCAATTGAATCTTTACAAACATGGTATGAAAGTATTGGAATATTTATTCCTCCTGCACGTGGCAATAAGCACCGGGGATATATTGAGCAATTCTTTGGATCATCGTTATGGAAAAACAGCATAAAGGTTGGATCTATTAACTACACTGGAAATAACACGCTTGCAAAAACACGTGGAATCAATGTTGATTTATTGAAGGATACAAACCGGATGAAAGAATTCCCGCAGATTGGAGAGGAAGCCACCCAGCAAATTGAACAGATATTTTACCGCTTACGGCATACACCTGGTGCTTCTGGCAAAACAAAACAACAGGTATGGCTTGATGCCTGGGCTAAATTGCCAGCCGATAAAAAACGTCCTATTGACGATTCTATGTTCTTATTCAAATTCGGCATAGAGCACAACTATAGAGGGCAAGGCATTCAGATTACCAACCGTGGTGTAGAACCAACCATAAATGGGGTGAAGTACTCCTTTGACCTGGAACAATACGACCTTGGGCACATAGGCAAAACGGTATCGGTGCTTTACGATCCGCATGATATGAGCCGGGTATTACTGACGGACTTTGAAAACCTTCGGATTATTGCCCGCGACGCTAAAGTTCAACCTCGTGCTGTAGCAGATGCTACTGTAGGAAGTCGCACAGCACTAAACGAAATTCTGAAGGAGAAACGTGATATAGTGGCCGGAGTCGGCGCTAAATCGGACAAGCGTAAAAAGGCACTCTCACAACATACTATTGATGCAGATGCCGTGCTATTATCAGGTGCTGTGAGTAAAGAACTGAAACAGGCTGCTGAAATGAAAATACTGGTACCAACCAACAAACAACACGACGACTACAACTTATTTGATCAGATATGAAAAACCTTTTCAACCAAATACGCATCGCTCTTGCTCTGGCAGGGCCAAGTTGAAATTTTTGGAAAGCTCGAAAAACGATTAGAAATCATATTCCAAAGCCCCTCAATGAAAGAAGATAAAACACTATTAGTTATTGTTCAACTACCATAAACTTTTACAACCATGACCGATAATCAAAAAACAGGAATTGTAACCCTGCTAAACCGCTTTATTGAGGCGGCAGATAGCCAGGCTAAAGCCTCAAAAATGCTTGATGTTAGCGAAGGCACAGTAATAAACATGAAGCGTGGTACTTGGGAATCCATAAGCGACGACATGTGGCGCAAGGTAGCCAAGCAGGTAGGATACAACCAAAACAAGGAAGCCTGGCAAATTGTGCAAACGCAGGATTTCAATACCCTTGTTGCCTTATTCGACAATGCCAAGCTTTATGGTACCACCTACGGAATTTGCAGCCCTGCCGGATCTGGTAAAACTGCCGCAAGTACCTGGTATGCCCGCAATCACAAAAATGTGTACCACATCCAATGTGCAGAGTACTGGAGTAAAAAGGATTTCCTTGGTACCATTCTGGACAAGATGGGCAAGGATGCCAGCGGCTCCATTACCGATCGTATGGACATGATTATCGAAACGATAATAAAACAGGACGCTCCACTTATTATTCTGGACGAGGCCGACAAACTGAGCGATGGAGTTATGTATTTCTTCATTACCCTTTACAACCAACTATCAGATAAATGTGGCCTTATCATGATTGCCACAGATTACTTGGCCAAGCGGATTCAGAAAGGGCGCAAGCTGAACAAGAAAGGTTACTCTGAAATATACAGCCGCCTTGGTCGCCGATTTGTAAGCCTGCCCGGACTGAAGCAGGAAGAGGTTGCAGCCATCTGTTCACTGAACGGAATCACCGACATGGAAAAGCACACCTATATATATAATGAGTGCGAAGGTGACCTGCGCAGAGTAGAGCGAGCAGTGCACAAGGAAAAGTCGATTAAAAAGGCTGGGAAACAAAGAAGCTTTGCACCCTCAATCGAAGGGGCATAACAGTACGCTAAATAAACGCTCAATTGCGCTCAAAACAAACGATCTTTTATGACACAGATAGAACAACAGAAAGAACATGCGAAGGCTGTAAAGGCCGATATTCTGCAATTGCTCGGATGGGACGAGGAACGGTTTTGTTTCTTTCAATATGAGCAGGGTTTGGAGTACTTATATGAGTACCTAAAAACGCAAGCCCATGTATTGGAAGGAAGCCGGATTTTCTGGAACTGGTGGAAAAACCAGTGGTCGCTACGTGATCAGGAATTACTACGCACCGACTTTGCCCTTACTATAAAAGATCCAAGCCGAGCACAACAACAATGGATGACTACACGCAGACTTACCATTTATCTTACCACACACGATGGCTGCTGGCTAGCTTCGGAGGTATACCCATCACGGGCGGTGATGGAGGAAAGTTATAAGGAAATGGTGCACCAGGTAGCCAAAGAAGCCGCCAACGAAACCCTCTCATTACCAGAAAACAGGGCATAAACCACCCACAAAAACAAAGTAAACATGTCAGAATCAGAACAAACCACAAAAAGTGGTAAGGCTAAAGTATTGTCTTTATCTCAGCTTTTGGCGAAGAAATTCACCTTTCTGGAAGGGCTGCCAGATAAGATACTGGCAAGCTTCGGCAAGCTTACCCGGAATTTTATACTGATAATATATGGTGCTTCTGGAAACGGCAAAACCAATGCTATACTGGAATTGCTTAAGGCCCTCATGCCCTTTGGGCCAATACTCTACATAAGCTTTGAGGAGGGGCACGAGGCAAGTATGCAAGCAACCGCCATACGCCACCTTGCTGGATTGCCAGACGCAAACATTCGTTTTGCCGACCACACCATGGGATTCAGCCAACTGGTTACCCGCCTGCGGAAACAAAAGAGCGAACAATTTATTGTAATCGACTCCATTCAATACACAGGTTGGTCGATAAAGCAATACCAGATTTTAAAAGAACAATTCGGCCACCGCAAAACCTTCATTTTCATTTCGCACTCAGAAGGCAAAAGCCCCGACGGAAAAGTAGCAAAGAAAATTGAGTACGACGCTACTATAAAAGTGCGGGTAGAGGGTTACATCGCCTTTATCAGGGGTCGCCTTGGTGGAAATAAGCCTTTCCTCATCTGGGAAGAGGGAGCACGAAAATACTGGGGCAAGGACTACGAAAAGAAAATGGAGATAAGTAAAACTAAGAAAAATACAAAACAGAAAAATGAAAAAACTGATACTGACACACCCGAAAATGCAGGGAGAAATAACCCTGGTGTACGGATCGGAGCTGAAGCTGATACTGGTGGACTTGCAGAAGTCGGAGCTGAATGCGACACAGATCGACTGGCTATGGAGCCGGGTGCGGATTGACTACAACGACCAGGTGAAAAACAACTTCCCCGATTTTCAGGTGGTGGAAAGCAGCGTGGAGATAACCTTCGACATGTTTTTCGACAAATACAACCAGCGGATAAATAAAAAGCGCTGTGAGAAGATTTGGGGAAAGCTTATCGAAGCCGACAAAGCCAAAGCCTACTTCGGGTTGTGGAAATATGAAAAACACCTGAGCGCAAACACCTGGAAGAGCAAAGCAGACCCAGAGAATTACCTTAAAAAACGAATGTGGGAAAATGAATACAAGTAACGAAAACGAGCCACCAGAAAGCGAAATAGACGAACTGGTGCAAGAGCAAGGAAGAGTAATAGTAAATACAGAAAAACCGAACGGCACATTTTATGAAAGCAACACTTTTGATTATATGCCTACTGGCCCTTTCGTGCAAAAGCAGGAAAGAACGTAACGAGGAAACGCTGGCCAGCTATCCGGAAGAGGTAAGGGGACATGCCCGCTTCTTTGTAGAACAAGGAGAAAAGCACGGTATCAAGATAAAACTTAAAGGGTTGAAAATAATACTTACCGATTCAATTGGCGATCCTCAACGAGGTATTAACGGAATTTATAAATCAGCAGAACACGCCATTTATCTAGATACAACCAAGTGGCTTTATAAAACGTGCCGTGAGGAATTGGTATGGCATGAAATGGGGCACGGCGTGCTGAAACGTGACCATGTAAATAAAATTGAAGACGGAATCGAAACCAGTTTTATGAATACGTTTCCGCAAAAGTCGGTAAGCGAAGAAAATCGCTGGCAGAAGATCGACGAAATGTTTGATTGTTATAAAAGATAAAAAGCGAAAGGTACAATTATGCCATACAACTGCATTACTCAACCACAGATCCGGATTATCAATGTGCTGATAGGAAAGAACCCACAGCTGAAGGATCACAAAACGGAAATAATTGCCAACTACACCAACGGTCGCTCCAACAGTTGCAGCGACATGAGCATGGAGGAGGCCCGCACGCTGATAGCCGCATTGAAGCAGATGGAAAAGAAAGACCCCAATGCCGAAAAGTGCGACGTGATGCGCAAGAAGATTATAAGCATGGGGCACGAAATGGGATGGAAAACCGAGGAGGGAAAAATAAAAATGGAACAGGTAAACGGCTGGTGCAAAAAATACGGCTATCTGAAAAAGAGACTCGACGAGTACACTTACGAAGAGCTGCCTCGCCTGGTAAGTCAGTTCGAAGCAATGTATAAGGACTATTTAAACAAGATATAAAAACCGAACGGTACAAAAATGAAAATAGGAATTGTAATCGAAATTGTTCAAGCCGTAGCGGTTGGGGCAGGATTTAGCAAACAGTATGGTAATCGTTCATTTCAAATTATAGTGCTGTGTTTCCGACTATCCATTTATAGAAAATATTCGGGGCAGCAATATGGGGGTTAAACTGCTTTATGTATTACGTATTCGTGACCATTTGTCAAAAACTTTAAACAATCAATTTATGTCAAGAACAAAAACCACGGTAGATACTACCACCTACACCCGCAGCGATGCAGAGCGCATTCTGGAAGATTATGCACGTGCTGAGGCTGACTTAACAACGCTGAAGCAAAAAAAGGCACTCGAAATAGCCAAGATTAACGAGAAGTATGCCGACACAATGGAGGCGCTTGAAGTGGAAATGAGCGACAGCTTTGATAAGCTTCAGAAGTTTGCCGAACAGAACGACACGATGTTTACTTCCACACGATCGCTTGCGTTTGCATTCGGCTCGCTTGGCTTCCGCAAGGGCACTCCATCGCTAAAAATTGCTGTAAAGGATATTACTTGGGACAATGTGGTAGAGCGCATTAAGCGACTTAAAGCTACTGAATTCCTTCGCACAAAAGTAGAGGTAGACAAGAGGGCACTACTTGCCGCCCGCACCGACCAGAAGGTGGTTAAGCTCATTCAAAAGGCTGGACTTGAAGTGGAGGTGGAAGAAACCTTCTTTGTGAAAACCAATTTGGAGGGCTAAGAATGAAACCAACTGTAGGAAGGATTGCGCATTTTTTCGAGCGTGACAAAATGCACCCACAAAAGAAGATAGTGCCACGTGCGGCCATCATTACCCAAACCTTTGTGGACTTGGAAGTGCCCGACGATGTACGCCTTAAAATTATCAGTAAAACAGGCCGCAGCGCCAAGGATCTTGAAACGGCGGTAATGCTTACCCTGTTTTTGCTAGGGGTGGTACAAGCCATTGTGGAGCCCGTTTTTCAAGGTACTGTGCGTGGCTGACAGTGAGGTATTGCAAGTCATAACTAAATTCTAAGCTATGAATGTGGGAGAGCGAGTACATTGGGTAATTATCGTGGTAAAGACCAGAATGGGCGGTCAAACGCTATGGTGGAAAAAATGGGAAAACCTGCCATGGAATACCCGAACTAAATTTGACTGGTATTTTAAATATCGCGCGGCTCTTGCCCAGGTCAATAATCCACGTGCTGAAGTTGAATTCAGATGGGGACACGAACCGGCAACCGGTAATACCCTTGAAATTGCTTACAAAAACAAACTTAAAGGAAAAAGGGCGACCATTACCAAGTTTGAAAATGCAATTAAGGAAGCCGAAAGCACTTGGGATCAACTTTTCCCCATTACCGATGATATCCGATATATCAACAAGAAGCGAAAATTGGAAAGGCTCCATATGGAATACAATGAACTTTTGGCTTCTGATCCGACTAGTCCGGAGCTCTTCTGTAAAAAATTACAATCATGACAAAGTACGTTAAAGCATACTACGCTTCCGGATGGAAACTAAAACTTCCTAAAGATCATCCTTTGGCTTTTGTTCTGTTTATGGAAAGTTGGAACTGGCCGGAGCAAGTTACTGAACAAGATTTATCTCTAGCCAAATATGTTGGCGTTCCAATTCCAGATAAGGCTTTTGTCTTTCAAAAGGAAGAGGATTCTGACAAGTGGCCAGGAGGCGAGTAAAAACTTAAGGGGTGGTAGGGTATAAAAGTGTTCCCGGTCTGGAATAGAGTACTGCAACCATCATGCTCAGGGATGCCCCTGAAATTTGAATGCCTGAGCAGTAATAGCCGTCCCTGCCGCCAGAGCTTTGCTACTCTGGAGATATCAGCGGAATGGTTGCAATGACGGCCCGCCGGAGCTTTATCCGGCACCTGAGGGGTCTGGGAGTGTAGGCTGATTTTATCACCTACCGGATGCCAGTTCGATTCTGGCTCCCTTCACATAAAACCAAAGCGAAGGAAGGCGAAAGCCGGATGCTGAAACGGGGAAGGGAAAGCGTTACCCTTCCCCACTAAAACTTAACTAAAACGATTATTTATGAAAGATGTATCCATCATTGTTACCTACACCGCAACCGTTCCAGACGATACGGATTTAGCTAAACTAGAAGAAAAGGCCCAGGAAGAAATAGAAAGTCGTTTGGAATATATGGGTTTGGAATTTGAAAATGACGACGACTATCAATGTCACGAATTTTCCTTAGATAAAGTACGAGCAGCAACATCTTACACACTTTCGACTTCAATAGCCTAAATCATGACTGAACTATTCAAAAAAGTATCTGAACTAAAAACACCAGGGCACGTGATCCGGTACCGGAATGAAGCCGGAGAGGAAAAGGAAGCCTTGGTAAAAAGCCCCGCCGAAGTACTGCCGGATTCGGGCCGTGAAGTGATCTGGGTAACCGGGGAACAATTTGCAGTAGACTTAAAAAACGTAATCCTATGCTAGTATCATTCAACAAACGATTTATTATTCCGATTGAAAACGGTTCTAAAAAATTTACCTGCCGCAAGCGGCGAAAGAATGTTCCTAAGCCAGGCGAAACCATGCACATGTATACAGGATCTCGCTTTAAACCTCAATTGGTGAGCCGTGAAAAAACATTGTTCAGCACACAAGATCTTGATCTTACCATCACCTGGGAACTGATAGACGGTAAGCGCACCGACAAATACAAAGTGGAAATAAAGGTAGACGGTAAACGCTTACTGCCCTCTCAAAAAAAGCTTTTCTATGAGTACGACGGATTTGTAAACGAATTGGATTTCGTTGGCTATTGGACCAACAACGGTAAAAAATCCATCTGTGAAGAGGATATGGTAATATTTCATTGGACTGACTTTAAATTTTAATGAGTTACGACCTCCATCGCTGGATCAACAAGAAATGGCTCGAAGGTGGCAATGTAAAGTACGTGTATTGCGGAATACGTGAGGCAGAGGCAGAAGGCAAAGAGTACACAGACGCTTGGATTTACGAACACCATAGACGGTTTTCTGATAACTATTCAAGCCCTTTTCAAACTGGGTGGTTGCACCAGCATAGGATTGATAGACTTAAAAGAATAACCAAACAATTAAACCTATTCGCATGAAAATATACATCTCTGGCAAGATATCGGGCTTACATCCCGAAGAGGCATACGATAAGTTTCTGCTTGCCGAAAACCGCCTGCGCATGGGTGGTTACGAACCTGTAAACCCAATTAAGCTAAATCCAACTCCTGGACTTAGCTGGGAAGAATACATGTTGGAGGATATTAAGCATCTTTTTAAATGCGAAAGTATTGTAATGCTTCCCTGCTGGACTGAAAGCAAAGGCGCACGAATTGAGCACACCATTGCGATTGAACATGGCCTAAAGGTGATTTACTTCAATACTCAATTTTTGAACCAGCTGTTTTTAAATCACATTGATTTTAGAATGAAAACCGAACGGTACGATTCGGTAAATGTAGAGGCGATAATTGAACGCTTTGAAATACAGGAGGAAGAGGCTTTTAAATTGTTACACGAACGCAAGCATTATGGGCTCTACTAAAATACACCTACGGCAGGATTTGAGCGAAGCCAAATCCCGCTTTTTGCAAGGTCCGGAAGAGTTTGCACTGCGGCTAAACCGTGACGAAATGTGGACGCTTACCGACATGATTACCAACATGCTTATGGATTGCGACAATGCGCTGGAGGCTTTTTTGCTTAAAGAAACCCATGATCGTGTACTTGCCAAGTTTGAAGCACTTACCAAGCGTGGTAACATCGGAAGGCAAAAAGGTGGTGCTATTTTCCGTTTTTCCAGATCGGTGGCTTACAACCTGTTTGAATGGCTGAATGAATTTGGATTTGAACATCCGCTTTACAACAGTCTGGCTATAAAAATAGTGGATACCCTTTACCAGCAATTGCTATGAGCGGTTTTAAAGACGAAAAGGAACTAAAAAAAACGAGAAGGTTTAATACCCTTATTCATAAGCACTATAAAGATGCTTTTGAGTACCCAAAACTCCGACATAATCTTACCAGAGTTCGGTTTTTGATGAATGATGTTTACCTATTTAGGAGGATGTCTGCTAATTCTCAATTTGAAATCTGCGTTCAAATAACCCTTATTTCGATTAGTACATCCAGACAAGCAATAAATGGGCTATCTGTTATTTCAACGCCTAAAAATGAAGCAGAGTATAAGTATAGTATGGATTATGGTTACACCCATCCAAAAAAGATATCTGTATGATTGATGTAGAGAAGATTGCAATAAAATTGCAAGGCCATATTGGCAAAAAGTGGAGTACCAAAAGGAGAGTACGCATGTTCAATATGATGGAGCAAATAGGTGTCAAAGGGGGAGATTTAAATCATGTTCAATGCCATTTAAACGAGGCCAAAATTATCTGGAGTATAAGTGTAAAAGAAGGAACTGAGTTAAACGTAGTAAGAGCTTATGTTAAGAAAACCACATAACTACTATCCACTGACTCCACAGGAACGTGAGCGGGTGGAACTTCTGGAGGCGGTAATTGTGAAACACTTAAAACCTACAATCTGTTTGCCATTAACAAAGTACAGGAGGCTGTAACCGGACGTACTATTTTCTGTTGGTTGCTTAGTACATATACCTTTTTTGGCAAAATGCACTATCAAAAAATTTCTGGCATCGTGCATCGTGATTACCAAACGGTAAAGCACATGGTTAAAAACCATGAAGACTGGTACCAGATTGATAGCCGTTACCGTGAGGATTACCACAACGTAGGAGCAGCTTATTCTAGAGCCTTACAACGAATGGAAAGGCTTAACTAAGTAGAACAAAAAATGCATGAAATTGAAGCGCTAGTTTTTAGGGATGCAAGTAAATAAAAACCGAACGGTACATTTCTGAAGGCTCTGCAATTTTGTGGAGCTTTTTTTGTGTTTTCAATTTTGCTACTTTAGTATTAAGCGATTCAGAAAGGGACTTTATGCAACAAAGGGGAACACTGACACTATTTTCAAACCTGCTTACAGAGCAGGCACCAGGCCAACCTGGCAAACATAAAGGCCGCAGTGCTGAGCTTATTGACAAGCGAAACGAATGCCTGATTAACCGTTACGTTTACTATCTTAAGTACTCTGAACTAAGATATTCCAGTATTTTACAACGCCTTTCCACTGAATTTTTTTTAAGCACTGTAACCATTCCGGACATCCTTGCCGACAATGCCGACAAGGTGAAGGAGCTGAACAAAGAGACCCCGCCCAAAAATTCACTTTCGAAACTCTGGCCACATCTCCAGTGGTAACAAAAAAGCCCTCGTTTGAGGGCTTTTTTGTTTACACGATATCCTTTTGAATGTTGAGCGATGCAGAGCGTTTGACTTTTACTGGTACCATACTCAAGTCGTGGTATGTGGTGGTAAATGTAAGGATGCGAACCCGAAGGCCATCTTTATCCCGCTGCTCGGTGTCGGCTGCCATCCGGATAAGCTTGTCGGTAAATTCTGTATCCCAGCCATGCAGTGCCTGAAATACCTTTTGTTCGATCTGGTAGTACTCCATTGCTTTTTCTCGCACCTCCAGTGGAGCTGCGCTGTTGGAGGTTGAGAATGGAGCAAAGCCCAGGCGTACCATAATGGTAACATCGCCCATTTGTCCCAACTCAAGCAACTGGCTATAAGTTGCATTAGGGAAGTCGATAAGGGCACAGGGGAAATCTACTGAAGGTCGCATTTCAAATACTTCCAGCTGGCCGAAGTCCTGGTCTATCCATTTGATTTCGGGTACTTCCTCTTTTATCCTGTCGGAAATGGCAAGGAACAGATCTGCAAAATAGTTGGTCATGGTCGGAGTGCTTTTAAGATTTCAGTTTCACAAATTCGTTTTATGCGGGCATTCAGGTAAGGGCTATTGCCCATAAACTGCCGCTTGGGAATATTCTGTTTAATGGTACGCTGGTGCGGGCTTATGGTTTGGCTGCCTACGATGCCTTTTTTGGTGCGGCCTGAGCTGCTTTTAACTTTGCCAAATACATTGCGCTGGTAGCCTTTTACGCTTTGTACCACAGTGCCTTTAAATCCTTCGTTTTGGGCTTTGGCGTAGGGTACATCGGTGCCGATGGTTACCGATTCGAAACTGGAGCGTACCACCCGTACGGATCTGCGTAGCCTTCCGGTATTGATAAGCAGGGCTCTGCCCGGGCGCTTTACTTTGCCCCATTTGTTCGGGTCTTTTCGGCTTGGCCAGATCTGCATGCTATTGCCGGCAAAGGATTGGTTCCGAAAACTGTCCAGGAAGAAATTAACGGCCTCATTGCCTACAATGGCAGGCAGGCGCACAATAACCGAGCGAAACCTGCGCTCCAGCTCTTGTATTGGAATTGTAATGCCTGCGTTGTCCATAATTGAAAACTTTACGTATATTTGTAGTGAGCTTCGTTTTACCAGCCGGATTGCAAATCTGACTATAGGGAATCGGAGCTTTCTTATTTTATGGCGTCGATAATTGAATACATCACTTTGCGGCCATCATTCATTTCTTTTACCACCAGCCAGTTGTTTTCCAATCCATCCACTTTTAGGTAATACCAGTTTAGTGCCCGTCCGGAAGCATCCGGAGCCTGGGCCACCACCGTTGCATTGGCCAGCAGCTTGTCGGAAATAACAGCCAATTGGTTTTTAAACATGTACTCCCCATGTGGCTGGTTGTAAATTTCCTTTAATCCATCGCTGGAGAAACTTACGGTACCAAAGCCCGGTACTACCACCTCTTTGCCTTTGAGGCGCTCACGAGCGGTATTATAGAGCTCCTTGCGCATGGCCCGCATGGCATTATCCTGCACGCCTTCTGGAATGCCATCGTAAATCGGATGCCCAGGAGGAAATACCAGGCCTTGCTTGCCTAAGTTGGTGCGGAACATTGGCGGGATTTCACTCGATGGTATATTACCTTCTGGTGTAACCACTCCGGAATTCAGTTGGCGAACTGTGGAGCGACAGCGGAAGTGATTGGGTGGATAGTAGGTATTCCAGAATGGGTGATCGGGTGGAAGTCGGGTACCATCCAAGCCACGGCACAGGTCGGTTGTTTGCCCATCGAGCACGGCATCAAACTCCAGTAGCTTGAAGTTGTTACGCTCAATATCAACCCACTTGCCTGCCATTTGTGCCCCGGCTACTGCCAGCTCGTACTCGGCATCGAAGTAACGCTTCATTTGCCTGTCGTTGATATCTACCACCAATGCAAGGAAATCGGCTTTACTCCGGAGGTTTCCGTTTTCGTCCAGGAGAGCGGCGCTAAGTTCTCGTAGGTGTTGGTAGTTTTTGGCGGCGGCAAATTGCCACACATTGCGCTCCAGGGAGGCCAGCATGTTCCAATCGGGCGTAGTATAGTCGAGGCCTACGATCGTGCCTCCAAAGCCCTGCTGTGTCCCACTAAACAGGCGCTCGGCCATGAGGCTGGTAACCTCCGGATTGATGGTGCCAGCAGTTACCCCTTTGTCTGCCCAAACCTGCTCCACCATGGCGGCCAATGCGGTGGCATAATCGTCTGGAGAAAATGCGCTTAAATTGGGCAAATGGTGATCGCAGCAAGATCCGTAAAGGGTTTGCAACTGTGTGCCGATGTCGGCAATAGGAAGGCCTGAAAGCCCGCTTAACTTACGTTCTACTTTAAGCGGGCTGGGTCGAAAAAATCTGCCAGGGCTGCAAGGATCTGGTACCGCAAACTGAGCTTTTTAACTGGAGGCTTTTTTGCTGGATCTTTGGCTTTGGGATCTTTTTTACCTGGTACCGGATCTTTGGCTTTGGGATCGGGTGCGGGGTCGCCTGGCTGCGGATCTCCTGTAGCTGGTGCCGGATTATTTTGCGCTTCCTTTTCCTTTTTCAGCTGGTCGTAGTTGGCTGGCTTGGGAATTCCGTAAGTGCTGTACTTGTAATCGTCGTCGATCGGTAGGCCAGTAGCTTGCATCTTTTCGTCAATCTCCGCACGGTTTTTAAGCTCTTCCAGATCCAGCTCTTTTTCAAACTCAAACTTACCACCCTCCACTATCGGGAATCCGTAGCTCTTAAGAATTTCGATAAACTTTTTGTTGTTAAGCTTGGCTTGCACAAACTTGATATCAGATTTTGTGATATCCAGTTGCTGCTTTCCATGTTCTTTGGCCTGTGCATAACCGGAGCTGCTGGAGCTACTGGTGGTTTCGGTATTGCCCAGGATGTGAATGGCCATTTCTTCGTTCATGGCCTTGCGAAAGGTATCCTGAAGTGCACCGTTGCCGTTGCTGTTGGCTTTGCCGTCGAGTATTTCAAAGCTCAATTCTTTTGGCAATGCCAAACGAAGACTGGATCCGGCATTTTGTACCAACTGGTGAGCTGCCAGCTTGCCCGCTTCGTCGTATCCTTCGTAGCGGGTAATCATTACAGGCTGGCCGTAAATTTCGATATACTGTGCCCAGTCGGCGATGTTGCCACGCTTCCAGATTGAATAAGGAGCGCAAACATATTTGAGACCCAGATCATGTTTGTCGGCAATTACCCACACGTTTGGCAATTTGTCGTACTCGTATCCTTGCTCCCCATACTGCTCCAAGACGATAAGTCCCGTTTCTGGCCGTATGTGCCGTTTGGGGATTTCTTCGAAAACAAACTCCGAACCTGGTATGAATTCCATTCCGGAAATGCCATCAAACTGGGAGTTCATAAGTTCACGCACTACCTTCTGGAAGGTTTCGCCTTCGATAACATCGTCGAAGGCGTCCACCTTTTTGCCTGCCTTATCTTTGTAGATAATGGTTTTGTTGCAAACGGCATCAGTGCGCTTTTTGATAATACCGGATAGGAAACCGTCTATGGCAATATTGTCGTAGACGTTGAACAGGGCCACACGGTTTGGGTTGTGTGTGATTTCGGCATGCTGCACCGCTAGGATAAAATCGCCTACGTCTTTTTTGGTGCGGTCGGCACTTTGTACATGTAGCTCGTTTATTACAAGTTGCTTTCCGGTATCCCCACGGGTAACGGTAGTATTGCCTTTTTTGATCTTTGCCATAGGAATTAAAAGTGCTGAGTACGTTTAGGGTTGCTTGTCCAGTTGATGGTGGAGCCTTCGTTGAAATCAGTTTCCGGATCGTCGGGCTTGCGTGGCCAAGGTGGATCTGCTTTACCTGCCTGAATCTTTTCAAGCATTTTGATAGCATCTTCGTAATTGGTGCGAAAGAGCTCTAAGTTTATGTTTGGATTTCCCAAGCTTACCAACTTCCAACATGCCAGATGCTTTACCGTATCTTGTAAGTTACTGTCTACTACTTCGGGCGCTGTGTCTTCATCGCCGAACAGCTTAAGCAGGTCGTACTTGGATAGGTAGTACTTGGCCTCGTTGATTGCGGAAGTAATAACCCGCTCTACAATGTCGTCGTCTTCACGGGTGATCTGCTCTATTATTTCCTCGTAGAGGTGTGTGTAGAGGTCTGTTTTTATTAGGTATGGCATAGCTAAAATCGTTTAGGGTTTACTGGTCGGCTGGTAAACATTGCAGCCGAAGCCAGGGTTGTAATTTTTTCCTTGGCAATGAAAACACCTCCTTCCACGCAATCGGGTCCGTCGAGCAGCTTGGCGGTAGCTTTGGCAGCAATGAATTGGGCTTTTAGCCGCTTCATGTGCTCGTCGTCTTTTTCATCGGTGTTGAGTACCAATTGGCCGTTGCGGTTAAGTGGCTCCAGCGTACCCTCTATCCTTGTCCACTTGTCGGGCTTTTGGCGTGTATCTTCGAGCACGCTCAAAACGGGCTTTCTAACCTTGCCGATTTCGGCAATGAGTGGTTTTAGTACCTGTTGGTAGAATGGATCTTGCAGGGTGTTGTTTTCGATGTAGTAGTAGGCGGTGGTTTTGCCTGCTACATAGTCACGAGCTTGATAAAGCCAGTCTATGAAAGTGGCGTTTGTGGCGTGGTTGAGCCAAGCCTTGTATACATAGAAAACATTGTCTTTCCAGCCGATTATGTTCACCGATTTGGTGCTGTTTTGGGCCTTGCTTTTGAGGGCAGGCTTGTCTTTGTTAGACGGGGCCGGATCTGCGTAAATGATTACAAAAGGCAAAGACTTAAGCGGCGGGCATTTGCCGAATTTCATTTCGGGGAATGTTTTGCCCTGGCTCATTGGATTGTTGAAGTATTCGCTCTGGCCGCTTTCGTAAGAGATAATGGACAGCATGTAGTCTATATCTTCCTCGCTGTTTTTCTCAGGCCATACGGACTTTCCAGACTCGTCCCGGACGTTTACTATTTCGGCATCGTCGGCCACTTCTCCGGCTCTTACTGCCAGTGAATCCTCGGCAATGATGTTGTTGTCGAAGAAAATGTAATAATCTTCAGAAATATCGACCGTGGGTATAAAGGCTTTTTCGATTCGATCCCAGCGCTTTTGGAGGCGGTCGGAATTCATACAAACCTCGTCTTCGTCGATGTCGTCGAACTGGAGGATATTTACCCGCATGTCTTCATTCTTTGAACCACGTGGTGATTGCTCAATACCCACTGCTCGAAAGGTGCAGTTATCCCGGGTGGTAAACTCTCCAGCTTCCCATTTGCCTACTCGCTCTTGAGGCCCGTAATCGTTTATTAATCGCTGGTTGGCAGCAAAGTTGGCTTTGTAGGAATCAAGCAGGCGCTCGGCCATGTCCTGGCTTTTGGATACCAGGAGCATTTGCACTTTCATTTTGCGCACAAACTTGATGTAGAAGATTTCGAACATGCGGCGGGTGGTTTTGGATAAACCACGAGCCCATGCCCGGCGCTGATAAAAACGACGAACCTTACGTCCGTTATTCACCGTGATTTTGCCAGCCAATACCCGACGGGTAGAGCGTTTGTGAAACTCGGCAGGTGGATACTTGGCATACTTGGGGAAATAGTATTTAAACCATTCCTCATGGTTGCCTTCCTTTTCCAGATGGCGCATACGCTCCCGCTTCTGGTCTTCTGTTTCGGTAACGTCAATAGGGGTGCTGTTCTGAATCTGCAAACAGAATTCGTCCCAGTCGGCAAGTGCCTGCTTGTCTAAATGGCTGCGTACACTCATCGCTTAATTTCTGATTGAATGAATGAATTCCAAAGCTCAGTAAACTCTTGCGCTTGCTGAATGGTACCCGCTTTTTGAATCCATCGGATAAACTTCATTCCGGATTGTACCAGGTCGGCAATGGCCAAGTCTGTTTCCATACTGCGGATAGCTGCGGCATATTTCACCAGTATGTCGGCTTGCTTGGAATCTGCATAACCTGACTCACTGGCTTTAATAGCGGTATTGAGGTGCTCAAGCTGCTCATACATAATTCGTATTTGCTCGTCTTTGCCAATAAGCAGGCGGTTTCGTAGGTCTTTCCATTTGCCTTCGGCCACCCATTTACTCATTGTTTTTTCTGAAATACCTACCCGCTGCGCCACGATTTTGGCGTCGAGCTGCTCACGGGTGTAGAGCGTTTTGGCTATGTATTTCTTATCGTCGAGCGTAAGCTTATTTGATTCCATGATGCTAAGGTCTACTCTTATAAGTGTCTTTAAAAATCGCAAAAGCATGACACCTCAAAGCCATGAAAGGCACACCGCAAAAGGCTTACAGCCATGTAAACCCAATTTGCAAGCCGATTAAAAGTACTTCAATTTTGGCTCACTGATTCGCTACGAAACGAAAGAAAGATGGCCGTTAAGAAAATTGAAAAAGAGTTTGTATTGTCTGACAGCACGGTAAATTGTTATGGTTTCCGGCTTATGACAAGCGGCTACCAGCTTGCCGAATATCAACGTAATCCGATTGGCTACCACATGCACGACCGTGAAGGTGGTGTACTAGTGCGCTGGGAAGATTTGCGGGTAGATGGCGACAAGGTAATGGGTAAACCCGTTATTAACATGAGCCACCCTCGTGCAGCACAAACCGTTGCAGAAATTGAGGACGGTTTTCTAAACGCCGCCTCGGTTGGACACATTGTAGCCCTTGAATTTAGTGAGGACCCAAGCCTCCGACTGGCTGGCCAAGTAGGCCCAACAGTTACCAAGTGGTACAATCGTGAAACATCGCTGGTGGATATTCCAGGCAACTACAACGCCATAGCAAAACTCTACGACAAGGATCAAAACGAGATCAACCTTTCTGACTTCACCAAAACTCCAAAACTCATGCAAAACCTTGTATTGACAGCTTTACAGTTGTCTCTTCTGAACCTTGCTGCAACTGCCACCGAGGCAGATGTAACCAACAAGCTGAACGACCTTGCTGCCAAAGCTGCCAAAGCGGATTTGCTGCAAACAGAGCTTAACAACCTGAAGGCTGCTACCATTAAAAGTCAGGTAAACGACATTCTGGCTACTGCACTTGCCTCTAAAAAGGTAACCAAAGAGCTAAGCGATAAGCTGGCTGTGGACTATGCAGACAAGCCAACCGAATTGAAAGCCCTAATAGACGCTCTGCCATCATACCAATCTATCAGCTCTCAACTGAGCGGCACTAAGCCCGATTTGAGCGCTGATATCTTGAAAAAATCTTGGGACGAGCTTGCCGAGACTGGTGAACTTGAAAACCTTAAAGCCAATTACCCTGAGGTGTTTAAGGAAAAGTACAAGAAGGAATTCGGCACTGAACCAGGTCTTTAATAATCAATCTCAACCCTTTTAAAAAAATACCGCCATGGCAGTAAAAAATGAATTTTGGGTAAAGTACATCCTGAACCGTTTCTGGAAATTAAACGAGTTTTTGAAATACGCATACAACGAAGATGAATTCGTAGTGGGCGGTGCGATTGTACACTTACCTCAACCGGGGGCTTTGCCTACCGTTGTAAAGAACCGTTCTTCGTTCCCTGCAACTGCTGTTAGGCGTACTGATACCGATATCACGTACGTGCTTGACGAGTACACAACTGATCCAGTGCATATTCAGGACGCAGAGAAAAAGGAACTTTCGTACAATAAAATTGACTCTGTGTTTCTGGATCATGTGAATGGTCTTTCGGAGACTGTAGCCGACGATTTACTTATTAAATGGGCTACAGGAGCAAGCAGTTCTATTATCCGCACCACTGGTGGCTCTACGGCTGCACTTGTGACTGGACAAACTGGTACGAGAAAGGTGTTAATTGATAATGACTTGCAGCGTTCAAAATTGGCTATGAACTTGCAAAACGTTCCTGCTAATGATCGCTTTGCATTGCTTGAAGATAACATGGGAGACCAGTTATTTACCAGCCTTGGAAGCAATGGATACAAAGACTTTTCAGCGTATGCAGATGCTAAAGCCGGGGTTGTTGGTAAACTTCATGGTTTTAACATCATGACCCGATCTTCAGTAGTTATGTCGAGCAATGCGGATGCCGTTAACGCCCTTGGTGCTGAAGTAGCAGACGATGACAACATTACCTCGCTACTATGGCAAAAAGACTGCGTAACCCGTGCCATGGGTAATGTGCAGCTCTTCCAACGCCAAAACGACCCGCTTTACTACGGTGATATCTACTCCGCTCTAATGAGAATGGGAGGCCGTGTAAGACGCACAGCAGGTACTGGTGTGATCAAACTGGTACAAGGAGTTTAATCGATAACACACCCAAAGGAGAAAAAAGCAGGCGCCGTAAGGCCTGCTTTTATATAGCCATGAAGTACCTAAAAGATGCAACCAATAGCCTGCTGGCAGGCTTTGAATTTAATGGGCTTGGAGACTTTACCCAAAGCTTACTGCCTACGATAAAGTACAATTTAATTGTGCTTGTAATAGGACTTAGTGCTGTAACTGCTTGGATAGACAGGCTTTTTGGAATGGACGCCCTGGCTGTGGCCGCACTATTTGTAATTATGCTTCTGGAAATTGCTTCTGGTACTTATGCCAGCAAAGTGAGCAAGCAGGAATTTACCAGCCGTAGGCTTTCGAGGTTTACCTTTAAAATGGCTTGTTACCTGGTACTGATTTCGGTACCCTATGTGTTTTACGAAAGCTACAAAGCAAGAGGAAACACGCTGGTTGCCGGGGTATTTGAATGGCTTCATGTATTCCTTGTGGTGCAAATAGTTATCGAAAATGTACTGAGTATACTTGAAAACCTTGCCGTGATCCAGGGCAAACCTAAAACCTTCTGGATCGACAAAATAAAGTCTAAAATAAACACTGTATTCCCATGAAACGTTTTCTCTTTTGTTTTTTGGCAGGCTTAGCGCTTTTGCTCACCGCCTGCTCCCGTACTGCCATCACTGCTAGTGAGGTGCGAAAATCGGAAACCAGCAAGCACGAAGTAAGTAAAGCCACTGAGCTTGAAAAGGCGGTAACTGAATCGCTTACTGAAAAATCCACCATTGCCAATGACACACTAAGCGCAGCCATACATTTTGAGCCAAGTGATGTAGGCAAACAGGTATCTAAAACTATTGAAAGCTCCGGAATTGAAGTTACGGCCAGTATTGACAAAACGGAAACCGGAGGCTATACGGTAAATATAAAAAGTATATCCAAGCCCCGAACTGGTACTGAACGAACCATGACCAGGACAGAAATGAGTAAGGATAATTTTATAGTCACTGATATACGCTCAAACGAAACTAAAAACGAACGTAAAGAGGATAAAAAAAAACGACATCTGGAGTTGCTAATACACGACTTATCTGGTGGCTACTGTTACTCTTTGTTGTTTCGGGATACTTTATATGGCGCAAGGCTAAACATTTGCTAGTATGAGTAAGCCCCTGAAATTTCTTGTTCTCCACTGCACGGCTACCCCTGAGGGTCGAGAAATAAGCGGAGACCAAATCCGCAAGTTTCACACCTCCCCGCCTCCGGAAGGCAGAGGATGGAAACAGGTAGGGTATTCGGATATCATTCATTTAAACGGTGTAGTTGAAAATCTGGTACCATACAACAATGATGGGGTGGTAGATGCTTGGGAAATTACAAATGGGCATGCTGGTATAAATTCAGAAAGCCGCCACGTGGTGTATGTGGGAGGAATGGACAAGGCTATGAAAACTGCCAAGGATACCCGCACCGTAATGCAGAAATTGGCACTAGCCAACTATGTAAAGCAAACAATAGCCCAACATCCAACTATACTGGTAGCAGGGCACAACCAGTTTGCGGCTAAGGCCTGCCCTAGTTTTGACGTACCAACGTTTTTGAGGGAAATAGGAGTAAGTGAATTGAACATTTTCAAAAAGCTGTAATGAGCAATCTTGATAAAAAAGTAAAGCGCTTTTTTGAGCGCAACGAGAGCACACAAGAAGTGCACTCCACCAGCGACGATCTTCTATTCAAGGAAAAACACCACGCCGATGCGCACGGAAATTCCCTGAAGGATAAACGGGTGCAGACACACTCACGAAGTTTTCTTGAAAGCCTTAATGCGGATTTTGACCAGGTAGCTACTGATTGGAATAAATTCAGAGCAGAAGAGGAAGACGCCGATAAAGCAGAGGCGAAGGCTAAAGCTAAAGCCGAGGAAGCAGAGGAGAAAGCCAAAGCAGAAGCCGATAAAGCAGAGGCGAAGGCCAAAGCTGAAGCCGAGGAAGCAGAGGAGAAAGCCAAAGCAGAAGCCGAGAAAGCGGCTAAAAAGTCAACCACTACTAAACAAAAATAAGCCATGAGCTTACCTAAAGTATCGGTATTATATGCCAACGGCAACCTGCTTGCCCAAATTGCTGTGCTCGATGGTATTGCGGGCATTGTAGGAACTGGATATACTCCAGCTTTACTGGGGACTCACCTGGTGATGTATTCGCTTGCAGAAGCAGAAGAACTCGGTATCACAGAAGACGATGAGCCAAGTGCTCACCGACACATAAAAGAATTTTATGCCGAGGTGGCAGGTAGTCAGGAGTTGCATGTGATGCTTGTGCCTGAAACCATGACCATGGCTGAAATGCTAGACAATACCGAAGAGGCTGGAGCTAAAAAGCTGCTTGCCGATGCGGAGGGTAAAATACGATTGCTGGCTGTGTATCGCACTCCTCCGGATGGATACAATGGTGGTACCGGAATGTTTGACGATGATGTGGCCGATGCGCTAATCACCTCCAAAGCATTTTGCCAGGCACGCCTGGCTGAACTTGCCCCAGTGCGGGTACTCATTGAAGGGCGTGTACAAAACTTTGAAGTTTTGGCAGAAGGTTCTCTTCTTATTACTGCTGCGGGTACAGCGGGCAACACTATAACCCTAAAGGTAGACAAAAACGATGGGCTTGGTCTGATTACTCTTGGTGCATACACAGTACAAACTTCGGATACTACTGCTTTAGTAGCAACGGGCTTGCGTGCTGCAATGGACGCACTTACAGGTACTACGAATTTCTCCTCAGATGGCACTGGCTCTACGGTAGGTATTGTGCCTCCAGAAGGTTCTGGTGCGGCGGCTAACGACTGGACTCTTAGTATTGTGGTAACTGGTACCGTAAATGGTACTCTTACTCAATTGGCTGGAGGTTCTTACTACGTTACCAACACGCTTACTCCTTCTACCTCTACCAACGGGTTTGCCCAGGTATTGGCTGGAGGTACTTTAAGCGATGGCTCGGCCTCGGTTGGAGTAGCGCTTGGACGGTATGTAAAATACCCTGCGCACATTAAAGCTGGTAAGGTGAAAAACGGGGCGCTTTCTATTACAGATTGCTTTATCGGGGATGAGTACATAGGCAGCAAAGACGGTGAGCGCAGTATTAGCACGGCTCGTATTAGTGCGCTGCACGGACAAGGTTTCCTATCATTCATGAAGCACCCAAACAAGGCGGGTTACTACTTCGGAATTGACCGGATGGCTTCTGTAGACGATTACCGATTGATGGTGTATGGCCGATTGGTAGACAAAGCGGCCATTATTGCCGCAGCGGTTTACATTGAAGAGCTTGAAAGCGAAGTAGAAATAGACGACGATGGGAAAATCGACAGTCTGGCTCTGGTATCGCTTGAAACGGCTATCAAAAAACAAATTAACCTGCTGATGCCTGGACAGATTTCAAAGCTGATTGTGGACATTGACCCAGATCAGAATTTGATCGAAAGCAACACGCTTACTATTCAACTAAGAATTAAACCACTAAGCTATCCATCCTTTATCAATGTTGATTTAGGTATGGCCGCCCCAACCGCTTCATAACATGGCAGAGACTTTAATTACTACCGACGAATGTGCCTGGAAGGACATTTCGGTACAAATGCTCGGACGCAAGTTTACTGGACTAAAAAGCTTCAGCATGAAGATCAGCCGGGAAAAGGAGCATGTATATGCTTCCGGAAGTGATCCAGTAGATATCACTGAAGGCAACACCAAGTACGAAGGCAGTTTGAAAATGCTGAAGTATGAGTTGGATGCGCTAAATGATGCGGCCAAGCTTGCCGGATACACCGACATTACGGCGGTGCCTCATGCCTTGATTGTGATTAACGTGCAGTTTAAAAAGAACCTGGCATCTTCCATTCGTTCGCATGCTGCCATTGGGGTAGCATTTACGGAGGCAGAAATTACCATGGAGCAAGGTGGCAAAATGACTGAGGTAAGCCTACCCTTTATCTGCATGAAAATAGAAGACGTTAAAAAATAATCCTATGTCCCTGAGCGAGAAAAAAGAACAAATCAAAGTCGAATCCAAATCTAGTAAGCCTAAAGATGGTTTTAAAAAAACCCTCAAAGCGATTCGTGAACAAGAGCTTAAAGATGCGGAAAAGAAACTGCGTGAACAATGCAATGTATTTGCATACGAAAAGTGGGGCGAAGCCCAGGTAAAAAAGTGGAGCAATGAACACAAGGGCTTGTGGTACTTGCCAATCATGGAAGACGATGGGGAGACAATTGAAAAAATTGCCCTGTTTAAGCCGATTGACCGCCACATTTTGAGCTATGCTAGTACCAAGGTGGCTGACGAAGGCTTGTACTTGTTTCTTGAAGCATGTATGCGTGAGTGCTGGATTGCTGGGGACGACGAAATACTGGAGGAAGAGGAATACTTTCTGCCAGCTGCCAACAAGTTCAACTCTATTGTTGACGGTAAAAAGGCGGCATTTCTAAAGCGATAGCCGATGCACAAAAGGGAGCCAAGGAGGACATAATAGGCCTTATTGAAACCACAGTGCAATACTATTTACCAGGTGTTGATGTATCGGCCCTATCGGATAAGCAGCTAGGATTAAAACTGGCTCACCTGGATAAAATTCGCAAACTGGAAAACAAAGCAAAATAATGAACCTGGAGTTTTTTATACGGATGCGGGACATGATGAGCGGTGGATTGGCCAAACTGGCCAACAACGCAAAATCTGCTTTCGGCAAAGTAGAAAACCAGGTTAACCGTGTTACCGGTCGTAACAAACTTCTCTCAGCCAGCTTTGACGAAATTAGTAACCGAATTCGGCAAACCGAAGCGGTAATAAGCCGCAGTAGAATACCTGCCGAAATACGAGCGGCCAGAAAGGAACTGGAGCAGCTCCAGCGGATGGCCAACAACCACTCCGGGAACACTCGGGGTGCAGGCAGACCAACTGGAGGCGGTGGTGGCATGGGCTTTGGTGGAATGATGCGTGGTGCTATACCAATGGCCTTAATTGCCGGAGCGCTAAGCTTTGGGGCTGGAGCATTAACAGACGGGCTGCAAGCCCAGGCTCGCAGCAAATCTTTTGAGGTAATGGCTGGCAAAGAAGCGGGCGGAGCTCTCAATAAAGATCTTACTAAATATGCCCAAGACAGCATTTATGGAAATGAAGTTTTCCAGAATGCTCAGACAATGATGGGAATGGGCATTGCCGCCAAAGATGTAATGCCTGACATGAAGATGCTTGGCGATGTTGCTATGGGAGATGCAAATAAGCTAAATGCTCTTACTTACGCATTTTCACAGGTTGCCGCAGGGCAGAAGTTAGTTGGCAACGACATGATCCAGTTTACCAATGCTGGGTTTAATCCACTTCAAATAATTTCAGAACAAACAGGGGAGAGCTACAAAAGCCTTAAGGATAAAATGAGCGAAGGGTTAATCACCTTCGACATGGTAAAGGGCGCTTTTAAAGCTGCGACTAGTGAAGGGGGCCGTTTCTACAAAATGACTGAGCAGATTGCCAATACCGATTTTGGTAAAGTGCAAGCATTTAAAGGACAGTTGGAAGGACTAAGCACCCGCATTGGTGGCATTTTGGCTCCTGCTATTGGTGCTTTGATAACTAACTTTCTTACTCCGCTTTTAAATCTGCTTGGCAATGTGGCTGGCTTTATGGAAGCCAACGTATTCCCAATGTTTGAAAATATGCCGATTGGTGACTTTTTCAATACGATACTGGAGAGTGGCAAAAATATGATGGCGGCTTTGCTTCCGGTGTTTGATGCTCTTAAACCTGTATTCCTGACCTTGTTTGAAGTGCTGGGGCCAATATTTATGAGGTTTGTAGAGTTTCAAGGATTTATTGCAGCCAAGCTTGGCCCAACCATTGCCAACCTTGCCAAAATTTTCTCCTTCTATATTATTCCTGTTCTTAAAATCACAGGGTGGCTCATTCAAAGCATGTTTGATTTATTCAGCAAGTTAATTGGATGGATTGCTCCAGTGCTTGAATGGTTTACCGGAGTAATGGCTGGCATTGCTGAAAAGGTAGGTGTACTGCTTGGAATAGATCCGAACAATAAAGACGCAAATACAAAAAATAAAGTCACCCTAGATGAGGTGATGAAAAACAAGCCAAAGCCTACTGATCCGGCTACACCTACCTCGGCAAATGCGGGAGATATGTTTGCAGGTTTAAAATCTGGAGGGAAATCAGGAGGTGAGGATGCTGTAAAAGGTGTAACCAGCGGCGGGCCTCGTGTGATCAATATACACATCAATAAAATGGTGGAGAAAATTGAAGTTCATGCGGCCAGCTTTGAAAAGGGCATTGATTCGGTACAAGATCAATTAGAGGAAGTGCTTTTACGAATACTAAACTCCGGAGCTGCTTTGCAGTAAATAATATGGGGTCGTTTGTTTTTGACATACAACAGGCTTACAACCGACAATTCGGAAGTAAACCGAAGGTGCCGCAGCAAGAAGAGCTCAGGGAAATGGAGGGATTCAAGATACAGGGTGAAAACCCTGTATCGCTCTCCAGAACAGGAAGCAGCTTGACGGCGCAATACCTAGGCCAAGAAATATGGCTGCCGATAAAGTTCTTTGAATTGGACGTGAATGTATTTGGAGTAAGCGAGCTGCTTATCCCTTATGCAGTAATTAAGATATCAGGGAAAAAGACTATCGTTAAAACTCCGCTTGTTGAGCGCCGAGGATCTGTGAAAGAACAGTACAGCGTGGAAGATTACCAGATATCTATTAAGGGCTTTCTGATAGGCCGAGACGATAATGGTTTGCCTTTGTTTCCAGAAACGGAAATAACTACCATTAAAAATCTGTTTGAACTAAACGAAGCGGTACGGCTGGATAATGCCCTTTCAAACATATTCCTTGGAAATGATACCAGGGTAGTGATAGAGGAGCTTGATTTTCCGGAGGTGGAAGCAGGTAAGAAGAATTTCAGGCCCTTCAGCATGAAGCTGGAGAGTGATAGCATATTTACGTTGGATCTGTAAAAAATAAAACTATGAAATCTGTAAGAGCAAAATTCAAGGTTGAGTCCATTACTAAAAGTTTATATGGTACTGGTGTGAAAATGCACCCAGTACATTCAGGAAGTGAGGAAAACAAATCTTTCAGCGATTATACTCCGGGAGGAAGTATTGATTTACTTATTTCTCCTGGCAAACCAGCTGCTGAAATGTTTGAGGTTGGGAAAGAATTCTATATCGACTTTACTCCAGCGGAATAGTGTTTGTAATGACAGCTGACATATTGGTAGGGTCTTATAAGCCATTCAAACCGAACTCATTTACCTGGGCTCGGAGTGTGGCAAACATTACCGATACGGCTAAAATTAAAATACCTGCCTCGGCCATGCTGAAGAAAAACGGGGACCAGTACGAGCGTGTACAATCCGGCCTCCAGTTTGAAGAGGGTATGAAGGTGGAAATACAGTGCGGGTACGATGGTATCAATAAAACGGTTTTTAAGGGCTTTGTGAGTCGCCGTAATTTTACCATACCCATGGAGTTGGAGTGTGAGGGATATGCTTACCAGCTTCGTAAAAAGCTTGGAATAAACAAGTCGTACTACAACACCAACGTAAAGAAAATCCTTATGGATCTGGTGGAGGGTACTGACATAAAACTTAGCTCGGCTATTCCGGAGATTGCCCTGGAGAAAGCAAGTTTTCTGAACGTAACCGGAATTCAGGTACTGGAGTGGCTTAAAGAGAAATGCCTGCTTACTGTGTATTTCCACTTTGATGAGCTTTATGTAGGCTTACTGGAAGTGCAAACCACCGAGCTGGTAAATTTCCGTCTGGGATGGAATACCGCCAAAGACTCGGACCTGAAGTTTAACAACAACAAGGAGTTTGCCGAGGTGCGCATAAACATTCAGAAGCGTGACAAAACAGGTACCAAAAAGAACGCCTTTGTAGGCAAAAGGGACGGACAGGTAAAAGTGCTGAAGAGTGCCATTGACGATCCGGACTTCAGGCAAAAGATTGCCGAGCAGGAAAAGGCCAAGCTGGTGAATAAGGGGTATGAGGGAGGTATTACCGCTTTTTTACGCCCTTACGTGGAGCCTGGCATGGGGATAAGTATTGAGGATACAAAGTATCCAGAACGTACGGGAAGGTACTTTGTAACGGCTGTAGAAGGTGAATTTTCACCCTCCGGAGGAAGACAGAAAATTAAAATCGGGAATTCATTGTAATGACCAAACAGGAGCAAATACGGGAAGCATTTAAAGCGCTTGCGGAGCGGGTAGGACCTTCGGGCACACTGCTTGGTACCGTAACGGCTGTGAATGCAAATGAATTTACCTGTGTGATTACTGATGATGACAGTGGGGTGGAATATTCGGACATACGACTACGACCTGTGCTGGATGAAAAGGAAAGTATTACGGTTTTTCCAAAGGTAGGAACGTGGGCCCTTGCAACCAGAATAGAGAACGATGAGGATTGGATGGTGATAGCGGTAGGCGAAGCGGATAAATGGCGTATGGTAATCGGTACCACGATCGTGGAACAGGATTCGACCGGGTTGCTGATTAAGAAAGGAACGGACACGCTTCGTGATGTTCTCTCTTCCTTTATTGATGAGGTTATGAAAATTGTGGTATTGCAGGGCACAAGTCCAAATTTGGTGGCGCTTGGTCAAATAAAAGTAAAACTTCAAAACGTGCTCAAAAATGGCTCTTAATCCGGACGATTTAGGTCAGCTGATGTATGATGCTGCCAGTGCATTCAATAACATACCCGCTCCGGAAAATCCGGCAGTTTTGGAGGCTACTAAGCTGGCTTATTTTAAAGCTCAGGCCGCCGTGATTGTGGCTTACTTTATTGCCAATGGAAGTGTAAGTGTAGTTACGGCTTGCGGTGCCGGACCTGGTACCGGAAGTGGAACAATTGCATAATTATGAAGGATATACTGCTGGATGAAAATGGAGACATGCTTTGCGCAAATGGCGACATAGTAACAGGAGTGTCGGATATGCAACACCAGAGGCTTTTGCTTGAATGGGGTAAAGGCGTTTTAAAAGAATATCCAACAGCTACTGTAGGTATATTCAATTATCTGGAAGCGGAAGACTCTGCGGCTATGCTGCGTGAAATTCGACAACGATTTACTGATGATGGTATGAATATACAGAAAATTGATTTTACCGAAGGCAAGCTGACTATAAATGCGGTATACAAGTGAAGGAAGTAAAAGTAAAAAACGGACAAACACTGATTGATATCTGTGTGCAGGAGCTTGGAGACTCCGAGCAGCTACTTGTAGTTGCGCAGTTGAATGGCCTTGGCGTTACCGATTTACTTACCTCTGGACAGATAATAGAGGTACCAGATTTTGCCCTGGATAAAAAGGCAATCGTTAAAGTTTTTACCGATCCGGCTCTTGCTCCAGCTTCTGATAAGGGTGACTTGAGCGAGGTATTACCGGAAGGTTTGGAGTTCTGGAGTGTGGAATTTGATTTTGTAGTTAGTTAAAAATATGGCACGTACAGTAGCAGTAATAAAGCAAACTATTCTGGACAAAGTGGCCGCTGATGAGATACTCAGCGCACAAATGAATAGTACTAGCAAATCGGCTATTTACAAATTGTATGCGCACTGTGTTGCTTATGCGATTTGGGTACTTGAAGGTCTTTTTGATTTGCACCGTGCCGAAATTGAGGCGCTGTTGGATGCTAAAACACCGCACCAGTTCCGCTGGTACCGCACTAAATCGCTAGCATTTCAATATGGGTTTGATTTAATAGATGAATCGGACGAGTTTGACAATACAGGAGCCACAGAGGAACAGATAGACGATAGCAAGATCATTAAATATTGTGCTGTTAGTCAAGCGGCTATTGAGAGCCGTTTGGTTGTAAAAATAGCCACAGAATCCGGGGATACTCTTGCACCATTAAGCACCCCTCAGAAGGATGCCTTTGTCGCATACCTGGAAGAAATAAAAGACGCTGGCGTAGTAATAACTGTAATTAATTATTTACCGGATCGATTGTATCCTGTGCTGCGGATATTCTATGACCCATTGGTATTGAATGCAGATGGAAGTAGCATTTTGTTGGGTGGTAAGCCTGTGGAGGACACCATTAATACCTACATGAAAAATTTACCATTCAATGGGGAACTTGTTATAAGTGCCCTTGTGGATGAGCTTCAAAAAACGAAGGGTGTAAAAATTCCTCATGTTGATTCGCTCAGCACTTCGTTTATTGATCCGGAAACTGAAACGTATGGTACTCCAGTGCCCGTGGATGTGAAGGTGAAGCCAGAAAGCGGATACTTTACAGTGTTCAACTTTGATAATGTGACTTACGTGCCGTATGTACAATCTTAATTTTATAAGACTTATAACATGGCTGCTCCCGGATATCCAACCCGTAATGATTGCGTACGTGAATGCGTTGATTACTCCCGTGAAAGTTTTGTATGCAGAATTTCAGGCAGCGAGGCTCCAAGATATTTATCGAATGAACCACAACAGCCAGGTGTGTTACTTGCGGGCAGCATTAAACGACGGATTCGACCCGATAGAGCGCCGGATAACGATTAGTAATGGATATCGATACACGAGGAGGTATTGGTATACAAAGGCAGAGGAAAGGCCTATTTACATGTATACTGATAGCTCATTTTATTTGCACCAACGCAACGACTATGGTGTGAATTCGGTAGACTTTATTGTAAATGTGCCTAAGGCGTTGGAAGGACAGATAAGTGAAATAGCACTCAATGCCCGAACAGATTTTTACAAACTAGCAACCAAGAGACATAAGATTTACTACTATGAATAAAGCAGAATTTTTACAAACAGGTGGATTTCCGGTTGATCTGGATACTCTTGATTTTATGCAGAGTTCTTACACCGCTTTGCAAAAAATGGCTTTGGCTCTGGCTGGTGATAAACCCTGTATTGTGACGGGTTGTGTAACGACTGGACCCACTGTAAGTGAAGGATGGGTGATTGTAGAAGGGGAGCTGCTACCTTTTGCAACTCAAACACTTGGTACGAATGTAAAGGTGATTGAAGATGTAGAGCAGTTAACATTTGAAGATGGTAACTTAAAATATAGCTATAAGCGCCGTAAGGTTGAGTTTTCACTTTCTGGTACCATTCCATGGACGGACTTTGTAAGGCTTCCGGTGCTTGCACAGAGTGAAAGTAAGCAGAGGAAAAGCCTTGAAAACCTAATTACTTTTTTAAAGATTTCATCTCCTACCAAATTGGAGGGTTTGGTGTTTGATGTAGACGCCGACGACTATACTCACACGGCTGGTATGATTGCCTATAACAATACTTTATACAAGGTAGATGTGCTGGCCGTTCCGTTTACCAATCCGATACCTGGTGATAAGCCGAAGTTTGCTATTGATGCCAGTAATGTGTATGAGCATAAAATGATACTTGTTGCCTCTAACAACTCAGATGGATTGTTTGAGTATGATACCTTGCTGCCTGTGCGCCCAACTTACAGTGGGTTTACATTTTCAGCAGGTTGGCAGAATAGCGGAGGCTTAGGAACATTTGGGGTATTGGATAAGATTTCCAATACAGTGGAGTTTACTTTTAATCTTGAAATACAAACTGGAGGAACAATCACCGTTACAACCTTGCCAGCTGCAATAAGACCAGCAACAAGCAAACGATTTATTATTGCCGACTATAACGGAAGTGATGGCGCAAGCCCTTTGCTAATCGTTAATATATCCAGTGCCGGAGTAGTGACAATAGCTGTACAAACAAGCGGTGCTAAACCATCAAACAGGAGTTTGTTATACACAGTAAATTATACTCTTAACTAATGGGACAACAGACCATAAATACTCTTAAAAGTTGGTTTGTGCGAGGCGCAACACCACTTGCTGCACAGTTTACTGATTTGATTGATTCCTTCCGTCATAAGGACGATGCGGTAGAAATTGCTGATGTAACAGGGTTGGATGAAATACTTGACGCCGCCACCACTTCAGACCAATTTAATAACCACTTGAGCGATAATGAAGCGCATAATATTCCTTCGCAAATCATAACTGCCCTTGAAAATGCGGAAACAATAGGCTCAGAATCGACGGTTATTAACATTGGTAATGCAGGTGCGTCTGTCAATATATTCGGCTCGGTTTCTTATGAAGAGGTAACCAATAAGCAGATTTCAGATAAACTTATCACCTTTAACAAAGGAGGGGCAGCTGGCTCCGCCGCTGGTAGTGGTTTTGAACTTGAAGAGAATGCCTTGATTACTGGGTTTTTCAAAACAAGTTCGGCACGTACTGGGTTTGAATTGAAAGCTCCAGCGGTGGAATATAAGGCAACATTGTTGCTTAGTTCGTTGACGGCAGATAGAATTTTGACGCTTCCGGATTTGGCTGGAACAATTCTAACTTATGACAGCAATGGAAGATCGTTAGTGCCTGCAAAGTTACTGGTAGGCAATACAGATGCATCTCTTCTTAACAATGAAACGAGCGTTACGGTTGGGATAGGTGCAGATAAAACAACCAAATGTCAAACCTGGTATAATTCAGGTTTTGGTACACCTCTAATGCGGTTAAAAAACGACGGAACTCTTCAAGTTGCCTACATGATTGAGGACAGCGGTGGTACTAAGATTTTAGACGTTGCCAACAGGTTATTTTATAACTCAGCAGGTGCTGATAAACTTGCGCTGAACGATGCCCTGATCGTTGGTAAATGGGGCGTTTTGAATGGGGATTTCTTCCTGTCAAACACTTCATATGGGTACTATATTGGTGACACTGGTACTAATGATAGCTGGAGGATTCGTTTAAACGGGAATAATCTTGTTTTCGAGCGTCAGGAGAGTAATAGCTGGGTTCAAAAAGGAATTTTTAACGCTTAAAAAATGGAAAACAAACTTTTAATCCGTGAGGAAACCGCATCGAAGCTTATTGCTTTGCTGCAAGAATTGCCGTTGAAAGTGTCGGCTGAGTGCTACAATATGCTTCAGTCAGACATTAATATCCATCTACAAACAAAAAAACAAAAGGAGTCTTAACATGAAAAAAGTTCTATTAATTGCATTGAGTGTAATTTTTGTTAATCTACAAGCAAAAACACCAGAGGATTACAAGTATCCAGGGTTCCCAACTCCCGCCCAATATTGGATTCAGAAGGCGCTTGATTCATCAGGTTCCTGTGAGCTGCTTCCACATACTTATCCTGTGACTGGTACCATTATACTGAAGGATAATAATTCGATATCAGGAGCTGGAACAGCAAGTAAATTGGGTACACTCTACGATATCGTATTGCTAGATGTGCAAGGGAATAATGTGACAATAAAAGATTTGTTCCTATACGGTTTTGGTGGAGCAAATGACCAGATAGGCATTAAAATACAGGGTAATGAATCGTACAATCGATACGGGAACAAGATTACCAATGTTGTTTTTGATCAATTCAAAACTGCGGGACTGTATGTGTATCATAATACGTCTGCGCTTCAAGGAACTGTTACATTACTGAATTGTACAGCCCGTGGATGTGGTGTTGGTTTTTGGTGTGATACACGTGGTGAGTATTGTACTTTTGTTGCCTGCTCTGCTAATCAATGTGAAAGCGGTTTTAGAAACAAAGGGGGTAACAACTCACTTATAGGAGGAGTGTATTCACTTAATACAATTGGTATTGAACTGTTGGGTGGTGAAAATGATGGACATTGTATTGCTGATGGTGTATTGATCAATCATAATAATAGCTATGCTGTTAAAGCGGTTGGGCTACAAAATGGCTACGAATTTAGTTCTTGCCCAATTAACTATGGTAAGATTAAATTGGTAAACTCTCCAGGTATTCGCTTTAATGATTGCCCTATTTATACAACGGATTCCATTCATACGAACAGTAGTACATGTTACTTCAAGGGCTGCATATTTTCAGTAACGCCTTCCGTTTTTTCAGGCTTTAGTTTTATTGATTGTCGATTTAGTATAAGTCTACCAGGAGCATATTTTGAAGAGCTAAATACTCCAGCTTTGCGAAGTGCAAATGGTACGATTTACAAGATAAAAGTCGAAAATGATGGCACTTTAACTACTTATTAAACTTTACTATGGAACAGATTACTCTAACAGTAAACAAAATCGGAGAGTCTGATTTTGATAGTGAAGAAAGAATTTTTAACGTGGCTCGCATGCTTAACATTCGTGCAGTGTCTGGAGAATGCGCCTTTGAATACCCAATGCGGGACAATTTTGGTTTGGAAACTCTTCAAACGCATAAAGTGGATGAGAGTTTTAGCGATGTACAATCAGGTATTAGTCTTTCAGCTGCTGGATCTGTAAATGTATTGGATTTTGGGGCAGATCCAACTGGAGTAAATGACAGTACTTCCGCTTTTATAGCAGCTATGTTAAATGCCCGATATTACAACTTAAACAGCGTTTACATACCTTATGGCGTTTTCAAGGGTAATATTGAGGTAGAGGAAAATATGCACCTACAAGGTGCTGGTGGTGGTATTAGAAGCAACTACAGTATTCCTTCCACACCATATAGTACAGACGAATACCCAACTGTATTGATTCCTTATGACTTAACTAAGCCAGTTGTAAAGGTAGTTTCTGTGTATGGAGTTCGGATGAATGATTTTATGATTCAAACTCCTTACCAGGCTGTTAATATTTCAGGAGCTACAAATGCAAGTACTATTGTGATAACTACCAGTGCTGCACATGGCCTTTCAACAGGTGATTGCGTTTACATAGGTAGTGTTGGAGGAAATACAAATGCAAATGGCACTTACTTTGTTACCGTTCTGACCAGTACTACGTTTGAACTCTATACGGATAGTGCAAGAACTACTCCACGTGCTGGGAATGGAGCCTATACAAGTGGTGGTGCCATGAGGGCCAAGAAAGGTGAAGGCTTAACGATTTCGAATGGGGTAAACTTCCCAGGCTCTAACATGACCGTAAGTAGGGTTTCGGTTAGAGGCTTCTTTACTGGTCTAGCTAACTATGGCGGGTGTGATGTTACTTACAATGAATGTTTGTTTGGAAGTTCATACCGAAATGTAGGGCTTTATCCTGCGACTGACTCAGCGCCAAGTGATACGAATAATTTTATTTCTTGCGTAACTGGAGGACAAGAAAGCACATGGAACTTCTATTTCCAGGGTGGTCGTGGTGTTTCCATTATTGGGGGTGATCACAACCAAGCTCAACACCTCATGTATATTCAATCTGGTGGAGTTGTAAACTGGATTAATGGGAACTCAGAGCAGATTCAAAGCCACCTTTTTGAGCTTAATGCAGGGTACCTTAATATTTCTGCTGGTCGCTTTAATGTTGTTGGTGGTTTAGGTGGTAATGCTGCATTGCTTCATGTAACTGGGACTACGGTTGATTACAATATCGGGCAAATTACTTACGATGGTACTGGTTCCGGATGGCTTGGCAGTACGTATGGAACCCTAGTGAAAACCGCAGGCACTGAGTACGCTAGAACTGCGCCAAAAGGCTTTTTGATTCAACGATATACTACCAATGCCTTTACCACTCTGAAGAAAACAGAGTTAACGAGTCGTGTTTACCGGAATATTGCGGAGGATGATGACCAGGTAGATATCATAGATAACTTTATAAACGGTTATACGACCCCTTACGGAGCGTTGGGCTGGCTTATTACAACGACAGCGGGCACTGGAGGAACAGGCCGTTTCCCGTCTTCGTCTGTGCAAAGTCTGGAGGCTAGTGCATTAGAAATTGTTACCACCTCTGGTTCAGGATCGGATCAGTTTCGATTAGCTCTTGCAAAGGAGATAATTTCAGCGAATTTGAAACCATTCTGGGAAATGGAGATAAAGCTGAACTTATCAAATGCGGCAAACTCAATTCTCAGGGCAGGGATGTTTACCAACGATGTTGGTACTGTAACTGGAGCTACCAATGCAACGCCTATCGTAATTACTACGAGTGCTGCACACGGCTTAGATAATGGAATGCCTGTATTCATTGCATCGGTTGGAGGTAACACAAACGCAAACGGCAGCTACTATGCTAAGAAGCTAACTTCAACAACTTTTGAGTTGTATACTGATATTGGTTTGACAGCGGGAAGGGCTGGCAATGGAGCTTATACAAGTGGAGGTACTACGATCGCTGCCACACCTGGTGATGGTGTTGGAATTGGTTTTAATGGGGTAAGTGACACTAATGTTTTTGCGGAATACTATGCAGCTGGTGTGGTTACCCGAACCAATACTAACGTAGCTCATAGTACCTTAACCAGTACGACAACCGCCACCTCAATCAAAATAAGAAAGATTTCAAGTGCAGCGAATGTGCATCTAGGATATACGATACAGGTTGGGGATAACCCTGAAGTTACTATCACTTCATCGGTAGCAGCTGAATATCTAATACCGGCTATTTATGTAGGAAGTGCCAATGCCAACTTTGCAACGGCTCGCATTGACAGATTTACTTTAAGATTTTAAACTTTAAAAACCAATTTCAATGGAACAAATTACACTAACAGTAAACAAAATCGGCGAGGTTGATTTTGACAGTGAAGAAAGAATTTTTAACGTAGCTCGTATGTTGAATATACGAGCTGTGTCTGGAGAATGTGCTTTTGAATATCCTTCACGTGACACCAATGGATTAGAAGCATTACAAACTCATAAAGTTGATGAGAGCTTTGGAGATGTGCAAGCGGCTATTGGTGCTGCGGATGCCATTGGTACTGGTGAAGTAATTGCTCTTTCAGCCACTGGAGCACAAGCAGTAACTGTAAAATCACGTTTTACCGAAATCGATGGCGTAACTGTTCAGGCCTCTGGAAACAGAACGATTGATTTAACAGTGAACTCAACTACTCCAAAAGGAGCTCAGTTACTTGTAAAGTCAAAGACTGCTGGAACTCAAACCACTATTTTTGGAACTGGGATTGATGCACCAACTATCACTGGGGAAGCTGGAAAGACTTTTACCCAATTATTTGTGTATAATGGTACTATCTTCTTACCAGCTGGTACAGCGGTCAAAATTGACTAATTAAACGCTATTTTAAGATGTAAAAAGCCCTCAAGTAGAGGGCTTTTTTTATATTTGGGGATCACTTAAACTATTTTTTTATGAAAAACTTACTTTTTTGTGCTTGTGCACTTTTTTTGGCTTCCTGTGGATCTCCTGAACCTAAAACTGAAGCCTCAACTGAACCTGTAGCTGAACCTCAAACACCGAAAAGTGAAAATCTATTTGATAATCCTAATGAGTTGGCATCGGCACTTTCTCAAAATGGTATTGGTGAGCTAAAACAATGGCAAAACCCGATGGAAATGGGTTGGGGCTCTCTGACCAGTTACTATCCTTTTGGCTCAGGTGATATGAAAAATAATCTTGCTTACTATCTTGAGGGAACTGAAACACAGGTTACCAAGCTTACGCTGAACCTTAATATAAACAATAAATCCAATAAGGCTGATGCCCTTATGTTCTACTCAGAAGTTGCTGGTAAGACATTTACTTCACTTAACATTGTTATGCCCTCTGAGCTAGCTAAAGCTATACTGGCACCAAAAGAGTATAAAGGTGAAGTGGGTGGCTATCTTGTGTCAAATGAACTGGAGAAGAGTAAGATTGAAACTTGGAAGGTTGTGATCAAAAGAAAATAGGAATTGTACCGAACGGTATTGAAAAGGAGTTTTACTGCACTCCTTTAAAATTGTACCGTTCGGTTTTTTTGGCTGTACCGTACGGTTTTTGCGCTTATAAATGTTGCGCATAAAGAATGAATTAAATGAGGCCTGAGGTTGGTTTTAAGTTCGTTTCGTCTGCTCATTAGTACATTTCATCAGAAACTCACTGGACATCCCAAATTAGAATTCTACTTTTGATCTACCAAATAAAACGAATATGAAAAAGTGGTTTTA